GGTAAAAATAGACCTAAAGGCAGATCTTCTGAAAGATTACAACAACCTACGCAAAAGAAGGGTGTTAAGTTATCAGCAAGAGAACAACAAAGGAAGGCAAGAGCAGAAAGATTAGCAGCAAAGTCTGGTGGAAAGAGTAAAGCAGAATTAGAAAAGGCAGCAACTAAGTTACTAATTAAGAAGAAAGATAGTGTTAGTCCTAACTATAAACCATCAAAAGCATCAGGATATACTAGAGCAGAACGACGCAAATTACAAAGATCTGGTGATAGATTAATTAAAGATATTTCAAAGAAAAAAGATAAACCAGCATCACACTACGATCCCAAGTTATAGGTACTGGTACCTGTAAACTGTCCCTATAGTGTACCTGTATGCCTCTGTGTGGCATTTAAATACCTTTCATGGTATAATTTACTAAAGGTGATTATTTAATGATTCAACTCCGTAAACATCAACAACATGCTGTAGATGTGATGCGTGAATATAATAAGGGACAAATTATAGTCCCTACTGGTGGTGGTAAGACTATGATTGCTATCACTGATGTAGTGCATCAACTACAAGATCTATGGGATTATGATGATAATGCCAAGCAATTTGTTGAACCAAAAACTATAGTTGTTGTTGCACCTCGTATATTATTAGCACAACAATTGTCTACTGATTTTTTAAAGTTTGTTGAAGATGCTGCTGTGTTGCACGTACATAGTGGTGATACTCATCATGATTCAACAACAGATAAGGATGAAATTCGTGAATGGATTAGTTCTAACTGGAGAGCACATAGAATAATATTTACAACATATCATTCTCTTCACCGTATTCAAGAGGCAGAGATTGATGTCGATACAATATATTTTGATGAAGCACATAATAGTACACAAAGTAATTTTATTGGTGCTACTGAATATTTTTCATGGGAAGCAAAACGTTCCTATTTCTTTACAGCAACTCCTAAACATTCTCTCACTCCATTTAAGGCAGGGATGAATGATGAGGACATTTATGGTGAAGTATTGTGCAATGTTCCTGCTCCTGAGTTAATTGAACAAGGTGTTATTTTACCACCTAAAGTTGTAATTAAGGAGATAGATGTACCTGATGATAGTAGATTTGCTAGTGAAAGAGATTGTGATAATCTTATATCAACCATTGATGAACAAAATGTCGGTAAGATTTTGATTTGTGCTAGATCTACCAAACAAATTGTAGGATTAGCAACACAATCTAAGTTTGCTGATGAGTTAGCATGGCGTGGATATTCTCTTATGTACATAACATCGAAGACTGGTGCATTTATAGATGGAGAGAAAGTTAATCGTGAAGAATTTTTTGATGTTCTTAATGCCTGGGGTAGAGATACTGATAAGAAATTTATAGTTATGCACCATAGTATTCTATCAGAAGGTATTAATGTCCCAGGATTAGAAGCAGCATTATTCTTAAGGAACATGGATTATATTGGTATTTCGCAGACAATTGGACGTGTAATAAGAAAAGGTGATGATACTAAGACTTATGGACTTGTTTGTATCCCATCTTATGATAGAGTAGGGATTAGTACATCTAAAAGAGTAAGTGCAGTTGTTGATACAATTTTTAACAAAGGATTACCCGCTATTTCTACAGTAAGAAAATGACTGATTCAAAAGAACTCAAATCAATTGCACGTTTTTATAAAGATGCAACCGAAGGATTTGCAGACAATTCAGGTTACTATGCCGTTCCAATCCTGGGGAGTAAGACTAAACTAATGGTCATACATGATGGTGAATTGTTGAAAGAATGTAGAAATGAAACTTCTGCACGTAATTATATCACAAAGCATAAAAAGAGTAAGAAATAGTAACTGGTACCTGTAAACTGTCCCTATAATGTAAGTTCGTCCGTGTCGATCACGGTGATACAAATGTTTAAAACTGATGGATCAGTCCATCATGGTGGTGTGAAGAATGAGGATGTAACTATTAAACTCCTCAATGAATTAAAACTCTATTCTAACACCGTAGAACACCGTGGTGGTACACAACAAAAGGCAGATGCCGTTGCTGGTGATACAAATATCAGCATAAAACGCAAGAAAGGTATCAAGAACGGTTCATTTGATTGGTTTAACACCAGCAAGTATAATGACGTTCTAAATGATACTTTTAACAATTTTCTTTCTAATATGAAAGAGTTACGCAATCTACCCAAATCTTTCACTACTGATGAAGAATTTGTTTTAAAGATTCGGGACAATTTTAACACTCTTTGTGAACTATCTCTTGATAGATTAACATCAGACCAGATCATTGAGATTCTAAAATGTGGATTAATTGATGCTAATTCTGGTTATGATATTGTTATCAATGACACAGAATCTAAGAACCTTTATAAGTTTGACGCATCACAACATCCTGTGGTAGAATATATCAATAGAGGATACTCTCCGGTGTTACGAGGCAGTGGTAAATCATCACGTAAAATATACTTTACTGATGGTACTGATGTATATGACTGTGGTTTAAGATTACGTGTTACGAGTAACAATGGAATCAATGCTTTTCTAGGTAATAGTAAAGCAAATCGTAATTCTCAAGTGGTAATTAAATTACAACAAGATCAAGTTAAGAATCTGGTAGATAACACAAATGCTACCGTAATTGCATATTGATGACTGTTACTATTTTACAGCAACCTGCTGAACAAATGAATACAATAGACCAGACATTTGATCTGGTCTATTATGACCCTCCCTTTGGACTTCAGAGGGATTTTAGTATGTTAGAGGAGGATGGTGAGGAGAAAAGTTTCTCTGACCATTGGAAATCCTTTGACGATTATATCACATGGTATGCAGAGATTATCAATGCAGGATATAAGAAACTTAATAAAGATGGTTGGATGTATCTACACAACAACTTCATTGGAAACGCATTAGTATTGTCTCATGTATTACCTGAAGTTCGTGATAACTTTTATACAAATATATCATGGAAAAGAAGTGGTCCAAAGAATAATATTAAGAACGGTTGGGGTAATATAGTAGACTCAATCATGGTTATTAGAAAGGGTAATCCATATTTTGAGGTTGAGTATACAGATCTTGATGCAAAATATGAGAAGAATAGTTTCAAGAATAAAGATGGTAAGGGATATTATGCACTAGCAAAGACTACAGGAGAAAAGAGTAGACCTGGGAGAATCTTTGAGTATAAAGGTTATAATCCTCGATATGGTTGGAGGATAAGTGAAGATATGCTCAAGCAATTAGATAGGGATAACTTATTACATTATGGCAAGAATATATTATATAAAAAGATATATCTTGAAGATAATAAGGGTGTACCTGTTCAGAACTTATGGGACGATGTATATTTTATTAGCAGAAGTGAACAGAATAAACGTAAATATCCTACACAAAAACCATTGAAGTTATTAGAAAGAATTATTACATCATCTTGCCCTGATGGTGGTTGGGTTTTTGATCCTTTTTGTGGATCGGGAACAACAGCAATTGCATCACAATTGCATGGTAGAAATTGTATCACATGTGATGTAAATCCTCAATCGATTGCATTAGTTAAGGAGGCAACTAAAGAAAGAGTTAATCTATTGCATTTTATGTGATGATATTAGTAACTGGTACCCCTAAACTGTCCCTATAGTGTAGGGGACGGACCCACTGACACCTCACCCCTTCACATTCACTTAGCAGGGTTATTATGCCAGCAAAGACTACATCAACGCAGTCACCAAAAAGGTCAACACGTCGTCGTAAGTCTCCTGCTAAAGCAACAACAATTCCATCTAAATCAGAAGCAGTTGTTGTTAATGAAGAAGCAAAAGTTGCTCCTCCTGCACCTAAACTAACCTTTGAAGATTATCGTGAAGATTTTCAAGCAAGGGTTAAGATTCACAATTATGAGTTTAACTTACTTGTGAAAGATTTGCAGAAAGGTTATGATTTTGCCCTTCTCTTTAGCAAGAAAACATACAACTACGTTAGAGAATCTTATTCTCGTGCCTTTGAAACTGAAACTGTTTGAATAATTGTTAAGGGAGGGTAAAACCTCCCTATTTTCATGTTATACTATTATTATGCCTTTATTACACATCGAACACCCCGAAGATATGGTTTTAAGTGGTGAACTTAGTGTATTAAATTGGTTCACCGCTGATTCTCACATATCAACCAAGATTGACGGATCTCCAGCAATAGTTTGGGGTACAAATCCTGCAAATGATAAATTCTTTGTAGGGACTAAATCAGTCTTTAATAAAAAACTCATTAAAATTAATCATGACCATAGAGAGATTAATCGAAATCATCAAGGAAAAGTGGCAGATATTCTCCATAAGTGCCTTGATAATATTCATCCTACAACTGGTATCTACCAAGGTGATTTTATCGGTTTTGGTGGCAATAGCACTTTCCTACCTAATACAATCCGATACGATTTCCCCGAAGAAGACCTCAACCAAGAAATCATAATTGCGCCTCATACTTATTATGAATGTGATGATGATTTAAGAAATGCAATACCACATCCTTTACAATATACCATGAAAAGTGATGAAAATGTATTATATGTTCAACCAAAAGTAACAATAGATGATGATAGGGAAGATATACAAGATATGTGTAGTTTTGCTCGTCAAATGTCAACTTTGTGTGAGTTTCCTAGTGGTAAACAAGTCACAAGGATTAAGAAGCAATTAAATGCATGTATTAGGGAAGGATTAGAGATAGATGATATAACATTAGAGGCACTTGCACATGATAACAATTGCGACATAAATGTGTTGCGTTTGTGGAAATTAGTGCAGTCAATTAAGTATGACATGTTTCCATATATTGAGAGACAAGATGAAATAGATTGTTACATTGATGATGAAGAATCAGATCATGAAGGTTATGTTCTTATTAATGAATATGGAACATATAAGATAATTGATAGAGAACTTTTCAGTTCTGCTAACTTTAACCGTGTTCGGTAATAATAACTGGTACCTCTAAACTGTCCCTATAGTATAAGAACGACATCGAAAATGCTTACAAAAGAAGTTCCAACAATCACAGTATTTCCTGAAGA